ATCACTATTAGGAATAGGTTAATGTATGTCGCCCTGACTAGAGCTAAGACAAATGTGTACATCTCTCAGTAACATATATTTGCAAAAAATTGTATTGTAAATTAGTGGATTTCGTTTAAAATATATACTTCATATCTTGCAAATAACCCTCTCCCCCTCAAAGTTAATCTATGTATAAATTCACAAATAAAAATCAACTCAGTTTACCGTTAGCAGTATTTTTAGTTAACGATACGTATGACTACGATAGTAGAGATACAGCTATAAGCACTACTGCTATGCTGCGCAGTGTTCGGTCTATCATACTAAGTATGCAGCACAATACCTTAGAGAAAGAAGTAGATATTATAGATCTTGCTGCAAGTAAATTAGGTACTGCTTTCCATGATGCCTGTGAAAGTGCCTGGAAAAATCCTGAAGCATTAAAAATAGCACTTACTGCCATTGGCAAAGAAGATTGGCAAAACCGCATTAAAATTAATTCCACAGTTTTATCTGAAGAAGATATACCTGTTTACATAGAGCAGCGCCACGAAAAGAAATTAGGTGAATACACGATAACTGGCAAGTATGATGTTGTTGTGAATGGTAGACTGTCAGACTATAAGTCTACAAGCGTATATAGTGTAATATTTGGGTCTAATGATCAAAAATACATTCTACAAGGTTCAATATATAGATGGCTATCTCCTAATATCATCACTGATGATTATATGGATATTGAATTTATATTTACTGATTGGAGTAAAGCTAAAGCGCTACAGCAAAGAGATTACCCACAAAATAGAGTAATGACTAAAACATACCCACTTATGTCCTTAGAAGCCACTGAACAGTGGTTGACTGCTAAATTAAGAACAATACAGGCATATCTTAATGCTGATCAAGAAACTCTTCCTGAGTGCACTGATGAAGAATTATGGGCTACAGCTACTGTATTTAAGTATTACAAGAACCCCAGCAAACTGGATAGGTCAACTAAAAACTTTGATACACTAGGTGCCGCTAATGCAAGGCTAACAAGTGAAGGCAGTGTAGGCATAGTTAATGAAGTCAGAGGACAAGTAAAAGCATGTACTTATTGTAATGCCTTAAATGTTTGTAACCAAGCAAAACAGCTTATTATGCAAGGAAGATTGTTAGTATAATCTACAACATCACATAAATGACCTAATGAAAAAATACCATCCATTATCTGAAAAAATAGTAGACATCCTCAGTAAAAAAATAAATACAGATACTAGACACTCTTTCAGAGTACTAACAGCGTATTACCTAAGTAAAGTAGCATCTATGATGCGATGTAACATTCAAACTCAAGATAGAGGAGTAATTCCAGTTAATACTTACGTGCTTAATCTAATGATTTCTGGCGCAGGTAAAGGATATTCTACTACATTCTTTGATAGAGAATTTATGGAATATTTTAAATTGAAATTCTTAAAAAATATATTTCATCAAAAAGCTGAAGAGAATATTTACACTTTGGCTGTAGAAAAAGCAAATATTCTAGTAAATAACGGTAATAGCGTTATTAGTTTGGCAGAGGAAACAGATATACAAGTAGATAAATTTACTCAGCAATTTAATAGATTAGGTGAATTAGCATTTAGTTTTGACAGTGCTACTGTGCCTGCTGTTAAACAAATGAGAGAAAAACTATTGTTAGCTTCTGCTGGATCAATGAACTTAGAATTAGATGAAATTGGGTCTAACCTATCTGCATCTACAGATGTTCTTACAACTTTTTTAGAATTATACGATATAGGTCTAGTTAAACAAAAACTAATTAAAAATACTTCTGAGAATATTCGTTCTCAAGAATTACCTGGAATCACCCCAACTAATTTATTAATGTTTGGTACTCCTTCTAAGCTATTAGACGGTGATAGTGTAGAAGAACACTTTAAAGAGTTTTTAGAGACAGGGTACGCTAGAAGATTACTATTTAGTTTTGTAACTGAAGTAGGGAGGAAAAAACATCCAACTGCTAAAGATAGGTATCTACAAATGATAGATACATCTCTAAATAAAAGTATAAAGGATGTGCAATCCTTATTTAGTGCATATGCAGACAGGCCATTTAATCCTGTTATTACTATGTCTGAGAATAATTCTATTTACTTAATAGACTATCAAATGAAGTGTGAGCACCTGGCAGATAAAATGCATGAGCATTTACCTGTGCATAAAGTAGAAATGGTACATAGGTACTATAAGACATTAAAACTAGCTGGAGCATACGCATTTGCTGATCTTTCTCATGAGATTACTTCTGATCACATAGACTACGCTATAAACGTAGTAGAAGACTCAGGTAAAGCATTTACTTCTATTATGAAAAAACAGGGTGCGTATAAAAGATTAGCGCATTACTTAGCAACTACAGAAAAGAAGGTGACACAACACGAATTAATACAAGAACTACCTTTTTATAAAGGTTCAGAGCTGCAACGCAAAACTATGATGACGCTAGCCAGTTCATATGGATATAAAAACAATATTATCATTCGTAAGTACACCCATGACGATATAGAGTTTTTCTCAGGTGAGACATTAGAAATCTCCAATATAGATGAACTACGTGTAAGCACAAGCACAGATAAAACATATAAATTTACTCCCAATACAGTTAAGTTTACTAATCTGCACAACATAACAACATCTACCGGTTATCACTATGCGGCTCATAACTTTATAAATGAGCATAGAAAAACAGAAAATACTATTCCAGGATTTGATTTATTAATTTGTGATTGTGATGGGGATATATCTATTAGTGCTGTTACCTTACTCTTAGAAAAATATACATTTCTACTATCCACCACAAAAAGAAATACCCAAGAAGTTAATCGGTTTAGATTAATCTTCCCAATGTCGCATAGACTAAAATTATCAACTACTGACTATGCTAAATATATGACAAATGTCTATAAGTGGTTACCATTTCCTGTAGACACAGCTACTAAAGATGTTGCAAGAAAATGGGAGTCTTACCCTGGTCAATACATGTATAACCAAGGAGAGTTAATTGATGCAACTTTATTTATACCCGAAACTAAAAAATCTAATGATATAAATAATAGTTCTTTGTCAGCAAAAGGCGTAAGTAACCTTGAAAAATGGTTCTTAACATACACTATCGAAGGTAACCGAGCTAATCATTTATACCGATACGGTATGATCATGATAGACGCAGGGTATGCTTTAGATGTAATTAAATCTAGTATAACCTCAATGAATCAGTCATTAGAGTCCCCACTAGATTTTCAACAGATACAAAATAGTATCCTGTACTCATTAAACAAAAAATATGAAGAAAGAGGTATTAATGCAAAATGATCATTTAATATTACTATCAGGCAAAAGCAAGACAGGTAAATCTTCTAGCTTAGAAAGCTTAAAAAACGATACTGGAGTTATATATCTTAATTGCGAGAATGGTAAAAAATTACCATTTAAACATACATTCTCTTCTCAGTACTACATAGTCGTTACTGACCCCTTACAGGTGTATCAAGCGATAGAGCAAGCAGAAGCAAGACAAGATGTGCATACTATCATTATAGATACACTGACCTACTTAATGGACATGTATGAAAGCATGTATGTTCTCACTTCATCCAATACCATGAAAGCTTGGGGTGATTACGCTCAATTCATGAAAGTACTAATGTCTCGGTATGTAGCTTCATCTACTAAAAATATAATATTTTTAGCTCATACGTCCGACATACTAAACGAAGCTGAAATGATCAATGAAACCTTTGTAAAAGTAAAAGGATCACTAATGAACCAAGGAGTAGAAAGTTTCTTTACTAACGTCATATCCACTAAAAAATTAGCTTTATCTGCTTTATCTGACGATTTAGCTAAATCAGCTATGTTTACTGTTACTGAAGATGAAGAGTATTTAGGTTTTAAACATGTGTACCAAACCAGGGTAACTAAAAGTACTGTAAATGAACGAATTAGCAGTCCTAAAGATATGTGGGCAATGAATGAGACTTATATAGATAATAATATAAAACATGTTATAGATAGACTACACGAGTATTACGGATAACAAGATATGACCCCAGTTAATAAATTTTACAGAAATCAACTAATTGCTAGGATAGTTAAAAAGATAGAAAAAGCATTTGATAAAGAAGTTGATAATCTTTGTGACCAATATGGTGGCTCTGCTGATTATGGTGAAGTATGTCGTATTTGGGGTTTTAAAGAAACTGCTATCCAAACTGTAGAAACATTTAAGAAGGAGGAGGAAAAAGAATGCCTGAAAAAAGAAAAAACTGCATAGCATGCGGTAATAAACTAACAGGGAGAAGACTTACCTACTGCTCAAATACTTGTTACAGAATTAGATTAAGTGAGATAGCTCACGCTAAAATACATAAGAGAAGGCAGAAAATAAAAGATAACATTTGTGAGATTTGCTCCAAGATCTATAAACCAATCCGATCCGTTCAGACATGCTGCTCAGTGGAATGTAGAAAAGTTAAAAAAGATTTTTACTTAGCAAGTAAACGTAAGAAAATTAAGCAAATAAATTGCAACATATGCAATACGATATTCAAGCCACGTAACTATCTGCATCTTAATTGCAGTGCTGAATGCAGAAAAATAGATTTTAAACAAAAAGAAAGGGATACTATCCGAATCAGACCAAGCAGACGAGCAAAACCTGTTAGTAAACATGAATTTACAGGCTTCCAGCTAAAAAACTATTCATTTAATAAAATAGCACTTCGTCAAGAGCTTGAAGAAGCGACAGTAAAGTATTTAAAGAAGAACAAAATAACTAAACTTCCAGATAGTCCTGCAGCCAAAATACCATCAGTAGGAATAACATCACTCAGGATATTTGGTGACGAAAGGGAATTTTACAAAGAAGCATCGCTTGGGCATCTAGATACAGATTTATCAGAAATGGACACCACATGAACCAGCCCCCAATTTGTGATTTTAAAAATTGTAATAAACTTGTTAATGATAAAAGAAACATTATGATAGGCAGAATGAATCCTTGGAATAGGTATATAAAGTTTCAAAGTTGTGATACTTGTATGGATCGTTTTGTGCACAGACTAAATAGTGAACTTAAACAGCTGTAGATTTACAGGCACTCTTAGTGGGTAGACTCGGGCTATACGCAAAGACGTACCACAGAGTATATAGAGTGCCTGTTTTTTGTAAACTGCTAATCAACTTACTATTATGAAGAATCTAAATTTTAGGCGGGAAAGCAGTGAACTTACAAAAGCTGAAATGAGGAAACTAATTGAAGTTGAAAAAAAGATATTCTTTGAAAATGGAGGAGTAATCGAAGTGCTAAAAGCACATATAGGGCCTGAAACTCCCTCATGTTTTACTAAAGAATGGGATGAAACTGCAATACTAGGAATACCTTCTGAAATTGATGATATATATAAACAAGTTGCTGAAGACTCATTTAATTTTTTAAATGAAAAATACGCTGATAAAATAAACGACTATTAACTATAACAATCTAAATATAAAAGATATATGGATTTCCCCCTAGATATACCACCATGCCCCAAATGCCATGGAAAAGGCTACACTATTCGTACAATGACTCACCCCAAAAAAATGCTTCAATATAAATCTGAAATATGTGAGTGCATCGATAAAAACTTACCTATACCTGAAATAAAAGACGGTAAACTTAACTTCTTTTTAAACTAACCATGCAGAAATATTGTTCAATTTGCTCTAGTATAATTGTCAACTTAGGCACAACACAGCAAAAAAGAACAAGATATTGCTCAGAAGAATGCGGTTTCATAGCAAATGCAAAACACCAGCAATACTACCGCAATGTCCACAATAAAATCCAAATAACCAGAAAGAAAGATGGAACACCTATTTAACAGTTACGATGTTATCCGTGCAGTTAAAGCATCGCAAGTACGTCGTAATAAAGCAGTAGAAGCTAAACGCAGACGTAAGCAAGCACGGGATTTCTTTGTTCATTATTTTAGTAAAATACCTTCACAATTTAGCCAGTAAAATCTTTATGTTGCGGTTTAATTCTTTTGATATGTCTGGACATGATCAGATAGATTTACTATTAGAATATTTAGGTCAACCTGCAGTAACTCAAGATGATGTATGGGTAGTAGCTAGAGTTCACACAGATATTCCTATATTTGAGAATATACTTTGGGAACTAACTTTAAATATTTTAAAGAAAGCTATACTACACGCTAACCCCTGGCTGCAACATAAAGATATACAAACAAATATAAATTGTGCTGATACTAACATAAAAATATTAGGAGATACTATTAGTGATGTCGCTTCTTATAATTCGATTTTAAATAAACATAAATAGTATGCTAAGTGTGCCCTTTTTGCACACGTAGTGTTAAGTACTACTAACTAATCAAATCTAAGTACCTTGTCTAAACTGCTAGTGTCCTCCTATCCTGGTACAATCCAGGTAAAGTTTGCTAGTGAGTAATCTTAGAAAGAAATTATTAATTCTGCATAAGTTTATTCATCTATTATGCTCTGCAATTTAAGCAGAATAACTAAGATGGCAGGGTACTTTCCTCATACTCCCACAAAAATTTAAAGCAATAAATAACTTATGGTAAATAGATTACCTTGTGCATACTGTGGAGAACTCCTACACGAAGATTATGTGGTTGAGTTCGGTATGTTTTTTTGCGCACATACTCACGCTGATGAGTATAGAACTAGTAAACCCTTATTTAGAAAGGAACCAATAAGCTTAATTAATACTAATAATAATAACAATAATAACTAATAATAATTTAATTCAAAAGGAACAAAATGTCCGATTGGGATTTACCAAAAAATGTTGAAAAAGTATCTACAGAGTCCGTAGGAGGATACCTATGGGAATCTGGGGTATACAAAGCCACCGTAAAAATGGCATATCTAGATCAAGCAAAATCTGGTGCAATTAGTGTCAATGTAGTACTTGAAAATTCAGATGGAAAAGAATTAAAAGAAGCATTCTACATTAAATCAGGTAAT